GTTTCTTCCCTGTTGTGTGTTTCATTCTTCGGCATTACCCTTTATCTCCTTTCCCAAATCTTTAAGCTTAAGCACACCCGCATTTACTATAAGGTCGTCGCCGTCCTCTGTGGTTTCACGTCCAAGTTCTAACCTCGCTTCGTTCGGTTTCATAATTCCACCAGCCACATAAGCGCATAGTATTTTTTGCTGTGTTTCCGGCGAAGAACGTAATATTACATTTGTGTTATGCTTCGCTTTATACCCTTGTGTTCTTTCCTCTTTTGTTAAACAGCTCCACGTAACTTCCTGTTCGATTGACTCATACAAGATAAGCAATGTATCTACTAAAAAACTTAACTGCTGCTGTTCTAGCGAATTATTATTTGTGTCTTTCAAGTCATTAAGCTGATACATTTTTATACCGAATAGCGCCGCGATCTGACTAATAGACATTCTTCTGATCTGTTCGTATTGCGCGTCTGCCAGCGATAAATTAACGGGCTGTACATTAAATCCCGCTGGTACTGTAAAGATACGTTTCCCTTTACTGTAAAGCTTTCCAAACTTTTCCTGTATCTTCTTAAGCTCTTTTTCGTCTCTTATGTCACTTGTAAGCTGTATTACCATTTTGTTAGTCAACCCGTTATCAAATAACGTATTAAGGTAATTCTGTGCTTTAATCTGTACGTCTATCGTGCTTTTTACGATAGTCCTTACTGCTTCCGTGTTGATTCCGTCCATAGTAAAGCCTTTGAATATCAGCAAATCCTCATAAAAGGCGCTTTCGTTCATTCCCGTACCTGGTACTTTGAAATCAACTAAAACTTTATGCTTTTTGGTTGATCTGAGTACACCCGCATCGTCTATAGTGATTCCTTCTATCGTGCAAGGGTACAAAGCTTCTATTTTCCCTTTTCTTCCGTACACTTTTACCGCTCCGGCTATGCCTTCGTGCTGCCTGGTGGCTTCTATTGCCTTCCAAAAGTCTACCGCCGTCATATACGGGTTTGGTCTTAAGCTCAAAAGTTCATATAACGGATGTTCTTTTGCCCTTCTTTCGCCTGTTTCCGTGTCCTGGGTAAGATATAGCGGCGTTTTCGCCACTGCTTCCGACAGCTTTTTTATACAGGTAAAGTAGGTTGCTTCCTTCATTGCCGCCGCTGGTTGGTCTTCTTCTATCCCGAAAACCTTTAAAAAAAGCTTTTCTTCGTCCGTAAGTCGCGGCGTATCGTCTACTTCTT